AAACTTACAGACGATTATATAAAAAAGTACGGCCACGATTACACCTTTCTTAAAAAAACTTAATATATCTTTAAGAACTTCCGAGAATCCGAGAGTCCGATTTTTTTAGTTAATAGTACATTGAAGTACCAGATAGAACAAAAAGAACATAATTATAGAGGTCTTTATCTTCCTCTTAGTGTGTGAGTCCATTGTATTATTTATGGAATAGGTACTCTGGAGGTTCCTTGGAGGACGGACACCGTTATATATACAAATAGAAAGCTTGACATCATGCGACAAATGGTGTATAGTATAAGATATGAAAAAAAGATATTTCCATGAGGTAATTGAAGAAGAGGAAAAGATATTGGCCATTGGTCTAAAACAAAGTAGATTACATAAGAAAGAACGACTTGATAGAGAAAAACAAAAGACTGAATCTGAACAACTACAAGATGAATTGGAACCAATAGATGATTAAAGGTTGTGTAGGGTTTAGTTATATATCTGGCCGTTTATATGGTGAGATGATGTTAGTAAGAGGTAAGAGAGTAATACATGTAAAGTTACCTATCGGAATATACTCTGTAATGGTGCGACTTTGGAAGCGTAAAAATATCCTCGGAAAATTTCTATTTAAAAAACCTAATATAGACTTCAAGTCCTATTAATGTTATTTACATTGGATATATGTTTAAAGGATGTTATTGCATTTATAGTTTAGCGAATCACTTTAGTTCCGTAAAGGCGTTTTCTCTGGTGGTTTTTAAGGATTTAAGTCTATTCGTTTACCTCTATGAATAACATTGCCAGTTGTATTAGATGTTTTATCTTTACTGACAGTTTCATTAAGGTTGCCTCGCACATCTAAATTCATATCGCCACCTATCTTCATATTATAATCGCCGTTTACATTGGTATTCATCTTACCATCTTTTAATACCACATTCATATCCCCTTTGTCTACCTGTATGTTAACGCTGGCATTTTGACCAATCTGTATGTCATAGTGGTTATTTTCTTGGCCGTCTTTGTTAATGAATATCTTATGTCGGCCACCTATGGTAATATCGGCATTGCCTTCAATTATTGCTTGCCTTTTACCTGATACTATGTTATAATGGTCACCTTTTATAATATTAACCTGCGTACCATCTGGATTAATCTCCTGTGAGGTACCTGTACGGTGACTAGTAAACAACCTCTCGTTGTCTTTGGTGTCGTCTATCTCCATGATATGGCCTGACTCACTTTCAAATACATGATTATATGGATAAACGGCCGCATATGGTATTGCCGGCTGTTCCCATGTATCCGAATCACTTGCCTCTATAGCAACTGAGATATGGTCTTCTACTGCGACTGTATCAAAGTCGGCTGTTGGGACGCCAGTCTTCCTTGTAAGTTTTCGTAATTCTAAACCTAAATGTGGTGCCTCACTATCATTAATCGCCAGTCTATTAGTATCCACCTCATCCTTATACTTCGGATAAACACCGTTAGGGTCATAGAAACCTTTAGAGGAGTCTGCCAACTCAGACGGCTTGCCAGGTAAAGTACCCATTATCATTGGCTCTTGCATAGACTGTCCGTCACGGAAGTAACCAAACACCCATGTACCCTCAACAATAAAACCAGGACTAGAACCTAAACCTGATATGCCTGAAGAGGTAATCGGATGAATCAACTGCGACCACGGTAAGTCGGCCGTAGGCAGGTCATCTTTATTATCCGTATGAATACCTACACAGCGTACTCTTAGCCGGCCAAGTTTCTGTGGGTCTGAACGGTCTTCGACTACGCCGTTAAACCAAATAAACCCGTTTCTTCCTAAAAAATTATTGTCTAGCATGTTATTTTTTTCCGATATATGCCTGCCTTTAAAGCACCAAGCATACGCATTTAATTACCATTTCTTTTATTCTTACGCATACTACTTATATACCCTCGTACCATACGGTATCCCTTACCTGGTAAGGCACATATTCTGCGTAAAAGGCTCGTTTGAGTACCACTCTGTATTAACTTGGACACCTCTGACCTACTCAAAAAAGTATAACCTTTCAGTTTCTTTCTATGTGGCCGCTGAGTTAAACCTCTGTTTGTTCTCTCAGCCAAATACATATAAACTTGTCCTAACATATCTCCCTCAGCATGTCCTGTACTACAAATCCTTACTATTTTCTCTGTTTGTTTATCTCTCATATACTCATTACTATGCCGGCTACCATTTCAGCGCCGGATTCTCTATAACTCTATGATATCCTCTTTGTATATATTAATTTCGTTTATATCGTCTTTACCTGTGATTAATGCGTCTTCCTCTCTAGGATATGGTGTCCTAACGCTATCCTTCATACATTTGAGTACCATTGTATGGTTGTTGGTAGTAACGGCAATTGTGTGTTTAATTGCCATAATTAGATATCTACCAGATGTATAAGGATTTGGTATGGCACTCTCTCCAGGTTGCATTACAGGTACGGTAAAGTTAACTACATCACCTGCGTTTAATAATGTATTACCATATACTAATAGTGTCATGTTCATATTTCTATAACCTGTATTTTGACTTGTTATTTTAGGCAATGTATCATTTACAGGCACAAACTCATAATCATTATGTACCTTACTGGTCTCTGTCACCACCATCTTTTTACTTTCTGCAAAATCATATAATCCCTTGCCTGTGTCATTTAATGGTGTATTAGGTGTAATATGTTTATCTGCGTCTTGTTCATCACCTATGGATTCTAAATGAAAACTCTTCTCGTAATTGTCCTTGTAATTAAAATCATGTGTTTTAATTGTTTTATTAAATGCGTCATGTACGACCAATCTATTTGCATATAGACCATTTCTTATATTTTCTAATGCGTCAACTTGTTTACCAAATTCATATCGTATGACCTGTTGCATACGCTTTTGTATATCTTTGACCTCATCTTTTTTGGTGTCTTTGACTTGTGTAATTTGTGTTTGAAAATTCCATCTAGTAGGTCTGGCGACTGAACCACCCATGGCCAACATAGATTCTAAACTTCTAAAATGAAAACCTGTTGATGTTTCATAGAACAAATAACCTGCGTTATTATATTTACCAGATAATGCTTGACTTGATAAGAAATTTATGGCACTAAATGGTTTTAAACTAGGTATTACATATTTGGCATTTGTCTTTGTGTCTTCTATAAAAATTGTTTTCTTTGAATTTAAATACTTTTTATTTCTAAAAATATCTTTTACTGCAACCTCTATAGGACCTGCGTATGCTCTACTAACTGTGCTTATTTGATTATTATACATTTCAGGTGAGCAGAAAAATATATTATAAAATTGACCAATGTCATTACTGGTATCTTTTCTTACACTATCTACCTTGTATATTTGAAATGGTACACCATTATCATGTGTATAATCCAGGCCTGGTAAACCTGGTGTATTTAATTTTAATGATAATCTTTCTAATCCTGTAAGAGGAAATATAGACCTGATATCCTGTGTGTCATAAACGGTCACCATGCCATTCATATTATTACTAAAAATATCCTCTGTAATAGACATGGTCAAGGTAATACCTTTGATATCCATTGTCTTAGGATTACTTTCGTCTTTGTCTTGTCTGTAGGAAATTATTTCTAATTCTGATAAGTTATACTTACCGACTCTATCTAAAATATCTCTTTCAAGTGTTGCCATGTCATTATCTTCTTATCAGTTTTATAAATTCATCTTCAAATGTTGGTAGATAAGCAGGCATTAATATTCTAATTTGCCTTTTCTCATCTTGCAATCTTCTTTCGTGTTGTATATTTGTAACTGCCTCTGCGCCAAGGTCTGTAGAATTACACTCTACCTTGTGTGTATAGTCAGCAGGACCATCTCCTGTCTGTCTACCACTTGATTGTGTTCTTTCATAATGATGTATTGTGTCTGGATTAGGATATTTGTCTTTGACATATTGTTGAAATACATACTCATCTAATGGCCAGTCATAATATCTATTGACAATGTTATTG